TTTAGTATCAGGAAGAGTTTCAAAGTAGGTTTTTGGTATATAATTTAGTAGAATCAGTTCATTGTGCAGTGCTTGTGATTCATCAGCCATTGCTGTATCATTTACGATACCTAGAACTTTTTCAAGGCTCAATCGTTCTTTTTTCTTACTCTTTGACTTTACATTCTCGCGTTCTTGTTCTTCTTCATCATCATCTTTTTGAACCGCTTTTCGGTCAATCTCGTCCTGAACAACATCGTCATCTAATGGGTCTACAATCTCTGGTTCATCAGGCATCAGAGACGGGTCATATGGAGTGACATAGCCAGGACAATCTACACTCACTTGTGGGTCAAAACAAGGGTCGAACCGATAGTTATAAACGACTCTTGGTTCTACAACTTCGCCTTGACCTTCAATCTCGATAGAACCGTCACCCCATCTATCAATTACAATCTCATCAACAGCAACGACTTTGTTGATAGTATTACTAGGTAGACCTGACCAATCATCTGTTTCTCTAAAGATGTATTCACCTTCGTTCAGAGCATCTTCGTTCTGAACATGAACAATCATATCATCTTCAGTATTCTTGATTGTCGTGTATTGATACACAACACTACCCACAGTCAACCCTGCTTGGTCAGGTAAGATGTTTTTCATCACCCAATCCATGTTGTCTTGTGTTGCGTTACCCGTAGTCCCGAAAATGATTTCAGAGTAAGAGTAAGAGGAGCAACCCAAATACAAGACTAGTGCCAAACAGAGTCTTTTCATCATTTGTTCTTTCTATCTTAGGCTCTTGGTCACCTTCTTCGGGTTGTTCACCGCTATGAACTTTCCATGCGGCTTTTGCATCGTCACCAATCAAACCATCATAAGGACATGGTGTGCCTGCGTTCATCATAGCATCAAAGACTCGTTTGTCTTGACACATCACTGATACTGCGGCAACTTTCATACCCATATCATACAATGTCTTCGCGTTCTTCAATCGTTCGCAGTTCTTATCAGTTATTTGTGTTCCCATAGACATACCAAGAATCTGGGTCTGAACTGCGCCTGCGACACCGAATGTGCATAAATCAGAGTTTGACGTATTAATAGTTGGTGAAATCGCCGATGCTGGTGGTGACTTCAAAGTCGTGGTCGTATCTGACTTGGTGGTAACATTACTGTCTGTTGTTGATTCGGTCTTAATTAGATTCGGGTCAACGTCTTGTGCGTATGCTGATGTAGCAAATATCATCAATGCTAGTGTTGCAATTATATACTTCATCTCAATATCCAAAATTATTATTATAATATCGGTAGTATTTATAAGTATTTTGTTTTTAGAACAAAAAAAAGTCACGCTAACCATGGCGTGACACGGGACTATTTCTGGCGTCCAATCCATTCGACTTTACGGTTTATGGAAAAGAGGCTCCTGCATAGCAAATAAAAGAGACAATTGCGATAATCGCCAAGACACCTAACACTCTAAACTGTAAAATACTCATGCTGAAATATTTCCCTCATCAAAACTTAATGTTCTAATCTGAACATTCTTATCCATATTTATAACAAATTCTGCCATATCAGCAAATCGAGATGGTCGCATCATCGCTTCAGCAACTCCTGGTAACGCTTTAAAGCCTGCTGTCGTTGATGTGTCTACAAACCCACCTTTTAGCATTGTTACACGACACATGCCTTTCTTATGCTTGTCTGACAGTTGTAGACTGGCAAAGTCAAGTTGCTTCTTATATGATGTGTAATCTGTCCAGAATGGGATATAACCAAGACGGGTGAAATTACTAATAGTATCACTGCTCACAGCACCGATATTAATAATAAGTTTTGGTTCGTTCTGCCACTGCTGATACATCTTGTAGAGCAATCGAGCCTGTGCGTCTCTATGATAAGCATTATTAATAAACACATCACAGTCTGCGGCTTCTTTTACAATTTGCTTGACTACAGTATCATCACTGATATCATAGCCTGTGCTTTTACTGAAACCTAAGACATCATCAAACCTATCGGCAATAGCATTACCAACGCCTTTTGTGTGTCCTGTAATAGCAATCTTCATTCGTGTTCACCATCGCTTCTGCGTCCCGGGTTGTTAGTAAATACATTCGGTGTTCGTTGCGCTTCAGCATATGTGCCAACTGTAATAGCAAGTGCCGCTAAGATTGCGATGTGACCAACAGCAGAAGCTAGGAAGCCAGTCCAACTACCAATCATAATACTGAAAGAAGTTACCCACATCCATGCTAAGATTTGTAGAATCATATGTCGTGTATTAACATCGGGGATATTTTTAAGTGGACTCATATCATGACTGAAGATATAGTTCCAACTATCGTAAATAAACTTTTGCATTATGCTGTTTCCTCTGCACTTCCGATACAACCAAATACGATGGTTGCGATACCACCAACATATGGTACCAATGTGAGAAGAACCCACCATACCGACAGACCAGCATCACGAAGACGACGAACAACTGTTGATAATGATAGCCAGATGACACCAATAGCAATTGCTACAGTTAGAAGTGCGCCATAAGGTTCAAGTGCAATTGCCGCAAACGCAACAATCAAAGCAAGAAACGCCAAGGCATGCACTGCCCAATACTGTTGACGTTTTGCTACACCGTTAAAACTAAAATACTTTTTCATAATATATTCCTCTATAATAAAAATGAGGACTTCTGTTGCTAGGCGTCCTCTGACCCCGAAGATTATGCCGCTAGGCGGATATCTTCATATGCATTGTTATCGTTTGCATTTACGAGTTTCTTACGGTTAAGGTCGCTTGCACACCTATTCTCCACATTCCTAATCAATACCTGTCGAACCTATACACCCCCTCAGAGAGAGTTTGGTGGAGGTGGCGGGAATCGCACCCGCGTCCAGTCTACCTTTTGGTTTGCTTCAACGAATACCTTTATTTATACAGCCTGACGCTTGTGCGACAATGCTTTATAACCTGCGGCAATAACTGCTTGTGTAGCACTACCCAGACGATAACGCGCGGCACGAACACGACCACGAGAGTCTTTAGTGCCAGCATTCAAATGCACTGGGAAACCCATCTGACGAATGTATGATACAGTCGCGCTAGGATTGCTCACACCAAAGCGAGTCTTCATTTGACCTTCGGTCAGAGTTTCACCTGCTTGAAGAGCAGATAGAACACGGTTAGTTTTAGTCATCTTAATCATAATGTATTTCTCCTATAGTTTTCACATTATTTCTTATATTAACATATCACACACGATATGTCAACCCTTAATATTGCTCGGGTTCAATTTCCGTAGCAACAATTCCGTTGTGAATAATCACTTCTAAGTCATGCGATTCATATCCCGCTTCTTCAAGAGCAGAAGACGCAAACTCTTCTTCCATCGATTCTTCGAGAGTTTCTTTCTCTTCGTCAGTCCATCCTTCGCCATAGTAATGATAGTCTTCAGAACATCCATCCCAAGCATCTACAAACTCATACTCTTCGAAGTCCATTGGCTCAAATGCATCACCATACTCATTCTCTTCGGCAGAGTCAAGCGCATCTTGAAGCCATTCAACTTCTGTTTCGTTCTGAGGTGTGATATGAACTGTGCCACTTCGCCAGCAAGTCTCGACACCAACAGACTTAGTACCGTTAGAAAAAATTTCTTCTTCAATGTAAGACTTCTTCCACTTAGGGTTAATCTCGTAGCACTTACCAATCTCTACGATTACTTTTTGTGTTGCTTCTGTCATTGTCCACTCCATTCAGAATTTGTATGTCGTCTAATACTATTAACAGTATCAAAGTCGTCGTATGTTTCCATCAACTCCATGTCATCAATATCAAAACAAGCCATTGAACGGCCGTCTCGTGTTTTTGCTGTGAAGTAATTACGTTTAACTGCATTCCACATACGAACTGTGTAACCACTTTCTCTCGAAGGGGTTTCTACAAAGATAAGCGCATCAACATCCAGACACTTCTGAAGTTGATTAGGCTTTATTGTGAAAGCATTCTGATAGTGCCAAGGCTGTTGTGTCTTCACCTCAACAGTCACTGTCACATCACCACGAGTGGCAATCATGTCTTGTTTGCTATCATACTGATTAACAGAAGTTTTGACAAACCAACCTTCATTTTGTAAAAAGTTAGACACCAAAGTTTCGCCTGCTTTACCAAGCATGTTCATATTCATCTCAGTCTTACGAGACTTCTTCTTATATACTGGAACTGTTCTAGACACCGAGTATTCTCCCTGCTTCGCTTGAACTCAAAGAACCACCGTCACGAAGATGAGATTCAATCTGCTCGAAATAGAATGCGGCATCATCATGACCATATTCATTCAAGACTTCTTTACATGCCTTGAAGAATAACATTTGAGACATCAGAGCGGAATCACCGCCACCGATAGCCTTCTGCTTTTTTCCAGGACGTTGCATTAGACAACCTCATCAACTACATTATAGACTGCGGCTTCGCTGTGACCACCGATGTGCCATTTAAGAATTTCAGATGTTCGATTAGCATCTTTCCAATCATAGATTGTAGCAAGTGTGCCATCACTAAACTTGATAGCCCACTGAACTTGAACTTTATCATCATCAAGAACTTGAGGCTCACCAAAGACCTCACACAGAGTATCGTATGATGCTTCAATCTTACCTTGATAACAAGTGCCAACAACATCGTGATAACCAGTAACAAAATTCATAACTTTTCCTTTCTTGTAACGCATGTTGTGAATAACATGCCAATATAAATGCATCATGAGAAACTCGAACCCTACACCTCTATCGAGGACCTTTTCTGTAGCCAACCAACCTTAATTCTCATTATGTTATTACTATAACACAAGTCTATGAGGATGTCAAGTCTTTATTTTCATATTCTTCGATTTTTTTATCAATCTCAGACTGGTCAAGAGTTGCCGCAACCTTCTTCCGCTCATTGATTGTTTCAAGAGCATTCATCAAACGATAGGTGCGATTCTTGACAGACATAGGAACATGACCGCCTTCTTTGTATTTGTTGCCCCACATGTTGAGTTCTGCCATAATATACTTCTCACCTTTATTGATGAGTTTCATTGTGCGGTCGTTATTGCGTTGTGCATCGATTGTAATTGCCATTAGTTTCGTCCTTCTTTGTCATGAACATGGAGTTGAATAAGTGCATAGTGTAGCACCTTGAGAATGTCTTTGCGATTATAACCATCTTTGTTACCATAGCGTTGTGCGTATTTCATGATGTTACCAATACAGAAACCATCGCCATGACCACCATCAATGATGAACTCTGTCGCTTGGAACTTGTTCTTAGAATAGTGTTCACCATATGTGTCATTGACATAAGAAGTCAACTCACTTAAATATTTGTTTTCATCATATTTGTATTCAATTCGATTGCCTGTATATACAGGAGTTCCGTCGAAACCAGCATACAGTTTGTCTTCGTTGTAATCAATCATCATTTCCACCTATAAAATATATGTTCACCGATACGTCCAATCATGTGCATGCCTCTTGATGTTGCCCAACTGGGGTCAACATAAGTCGCATGATAGTGTGTCGCACCTTCTGTTATACCACGATACTCGCCATAAGTCAAGAAGTTTTGTGCAATAAGTTGTGATTCATCCCAAGACTTACCTCGCCGAGGTGTGTCGGGTAGACCATCACAGAACCAAGAGAACTGACACATATTGCGAACAGGAACTTCACGACCTCTGTCTAAATGCCACTGTGACAACTTTGCTTGCTGAACAACGCCACAGATTGTGTTAGGATATCTAGCATCAAGCATACGATTGAAGACGACATCAGACACAGCAACTTTACCTGCAAGATTATCGTTTCGTGCTTCGTAGTATATGTTCAGCGCAAGACAATGTGTATCGTCCACATCGAAGTCAACACCCCAGTCTTTACCTTCATGAAAAGTTAGTGCTAGACTTGAAGATGTAATCGTAGCACATATAGCAATCATGGTTGTAAGTTTTTTTATCATACTATAAGTATAACAGGACTATCAGTCAATGTCAAGTTCTAATTCGTCGATAAACATCTGTTGTGATTTAAAAGCATTTTCTAGTTTACCAGGAACGATATCAGGTAAATCATTCCATTTGCCTTGTTTGCCATACGGCCATTTAAAAGCAAGAGTAAAGCGAGGACACTCAGTCCATGCGGCATGCCAGAAGTGATGTTCGGGTTCGTGATAGTGACCAAACCTGAACCAACGAGCCTGCCAGCCTGGGACATCTCCTTCTATTATAACTTCATTATTCTTATTGTCATAGTAAGTAAAGTATCCATCACCAGTTTCGCTCCATGTCAAAATCATTTGATACGCATATGCATTCCAGTTTGTGTGCCAACCAATATAACCTAGTGGTGGATAATATGATGTGAGTGAATTATTGCTTGCACCAAAAAATGCTGGAAGATGTGTCTTTGTATGCTCTTTCAAAGGTCCAAATATTTCAGGATGACTTTCGGCTCCATGTGCTACTTGAAACCCCATCGCTTGTTCGGGAAATCCTTCGTGTTTATGGGCGTTCGGTAAGAAATGATTTCTCAGACTTTCTTCTTCTGTCCATTTCTTACCATCACCAAAAGGAGTCACTCTATCAAGGTCACCATCTTCGTATGTAATGCGTTGCATAAGGTCCTTATGCTCAAGAAACATCTCTAGTGTCTCGTCAAGAACTCCAAGCAACTCTTTATTACGAATAGTAATCTCAGCCATTCAATGCTTCCACCACATCAGGAAAGTGAACGCCTATGATATCCCAGCATTTTTCAGCCACTTCCATATGCTCTTTCTGTGTGCCGTTACCTCTACGCAAATCACAATAGTGAATCCAGCTACGAAGTGACCCAGACATATACAGAGTTGACTGTGTTAGACCTTCAGGTAATAATGCTCGTGCTTGTTCTTTTGCGATTCCTCTCTTGAGTGCATCATTATATGCAAGACTTGCATGACCCTTGACTTTTGCTTGTTGCATCTGCCACCACTCGTCGAGTTCTCTATCATCAGTCTCTACAGAGTTCTGTCTATTCTTCTCATCTTGTAGTCGTGCCTCGCGTGTTTCAAACTCTGTCGCCACAGCATAGCGTTGAGAGAACTCTTGAAATGAGAACGAGCGATGTCGCAAAATCTGACGAGCAATGTCACGAGTTGTTTTAATCTCAAGCGTCATATGCACCATCTCAAATGGTGACCAGTGATTTTCACGAGCAAGGTACCCCAACAGCTTAGGCGCTGTTTGAAAATTCTTCTGATTTGCAGGATTGCTCACCCTTGCTGTATACGCAATCAAGTCACTTGCTGTATTACAACCTGTTTGTGCTGATGGCTTACTTAGTGCGATAAGATTAACTTCACTCATCTTTCAGGTACTCCGATGCTTCTTTGATATCATAATCTGTGATAGGTAAATCAAATTTGTTTCTACAAAATTCGAGAGTTTGTTTACATGCGATAGAAGAACCTACTGCGAGTCCTTCTTCTAAACCAATCGAATGACCTCTCGTGAGACCCCACAAATAGAACAGGAAAAGTGCAATAAGCGCAACAACTGTGTGTGTAATCGGATCCATGTCTACTCCATCTTAAAGTTTCTAAATCGCTCTGCGGCATCGCTCTTATCAAATGCTGGTGCATCATCAAGAACACCGTCATCTAGATTATCATCATCAGACAGACGCATCTTAGCGCGGTCAATCTTCAGAGTAAAGCGTTGATATCTGGTCGGGTCGTTGTAGCGATTCTTCAACTGTTTGACCATGACTTTACCTAGACTGTTCAGTTCTTCGTTTGAGACGAGGGCGAACATGAGGTCTGCGGTCGCGGGTAGTCCAAAAGATTCGGACGTGTCTTCAAGCCCAACATCGTCATTAGAATAACCAGAACGAGTCGTCTGCGTTGCAGATACAATCGGAACGTTGAACTCGACTGCGAGTCCTCTAATTTCTTCTGCAATACTTTTAATGTATGAATATGAGTTGATAGCACCGCCCATTCCTTTCATTCGACTTGATGCACAGATATTTAGATAATCAATAAAGATAAGTTCTGGCACAAAGTTCTTCTTCAGTTTCAGTTCATTCAACAACGCACGAAAGTGTGATGTATTTGCTTGACCAGTTGGATATTCTTTGATAATAAGTTTACCCTCAGTCTTTGCTTTCAGTCCACTCACTTTGTCTGCGAACATATCTTTTGACAGGTTCTCAAGTTGGTCAATAGGAACATTCAGTAAGTTAGCATCAATACGCTCTGCGATACGTTCTTCTGCCATCTCCATCGTGAGATACAGAACATTATAGCCTTGAGACAAAGCACCAGCGGCTTGATGACACATAAACAGAGATTTACCAACACCAGTGCCAGCAAGACAGATGTTCAGTGTCTTGTTAGGCAAACCACCCTTGGTGATTTCATTAAACAAATCAAGGTCAAACGGGACTCGTTCTTCTTGCTTATGATAGAAATCATAACGTTCATCAACATTCTCAAGATAGTCGTGACCGATGTTAGTATCAAAGGAAACACCGAGAGCCTTTGATAACACTTCAGGCAGAGCGTTCTTCTGTAGTGTAGCATGTTTACCATCAATGATAGAAATGCTCTCCATGATAGCGTTATAGACGGCTCTGTCTTGACACCACTTCTCTGTAGACTCAAATAGCCATTGAAGATTTTCTTTTTGTGCATCAAAGATATTGGGCAAAATCTCTAGAGCAACACGATAGTTGTCCTCGCTCATTGAGTCTGTTTCGTCTATCTCAATCTTGAATGCTTCGAGTGTAGGCAATCGATTGTAACGGGCTACAAACTTAGTAACTTCTTTGAAGAGAGAGCGATATACACCATCAAAATAGTCTGGCTTGATAAACGGAAGAACTTTTCGCATGTATTCATCGTTAGTCAAAAGATTTCTCAGAATAGTTTGTTCTAGATTAATATTCACGCATCGCTCCAATTCGTTACAAATTTCATACCGTAGTTGTTCACACCTCGAGGTATCTCAATATCTTTTCTAAGAACAAGTTGATTATTCTTGAATGGACGATAGTCCACATGATGATGCCAACGACCATAACGCTTAACAAGTCGAGCAACATCAGGATGGTTCTTCACAAGAAACTCAGACTTCTCTCGTGTGGTTTCTTCATAACTCATTGAGTCTGCATTATATATCTCGTCAGTGTTACCACCTTTGACAGTCTGCGTTGCTGACTTGCCTTGAAGAAACGCATTGAACTGAACTGTGCAATCACCGTCTTTGAGAACCTGCAAGCACAAGTCAACATCTTCGTTATACTTGCCGCGCCAACGATGTTCACAATCATTCTGAATAAGCATACACGAATAGATGCGAGTGTTTGCAACATATGGTGGATACTTCTGCTGTGGTGCAATGAAGAAGCGATACTGAAAGCCAGAGATTTTTACATTCTCGTATCTGTCAGTGAAGTCTTCGGCGGCGCGGAAGATAGCACTGCTCTCAACTCGCGCACGAAGGTTCTTATGCAGACGATAGAAGTCAGAGATGTTGTCGTCCATGACCCAGTGACGTTTAAAGCCATTGACAATAGAATGTTCCCAGCACCAGTTACGAGCAGGAGCAGAACCTTGACCATGATTAGAGAATGGTAGTTCGTGTAGCGTCACCCACTCACGAATACCAAACTCATCAATCGCTTTGTCATACAAAGGATAGTCTTGAGGCTCAACAGCAATATTATGTGGTGTTCTCATTCTCGACAGAGAGCGAGAAGTCATCATAGTATCAGAGCGACCCTTTGAGATAATGTATAGAGGATATCTAGGATTGTTCATCATCGACCTCAACATAACGTAGAACAGAGTTCTGTTCATTGTTGAGTGCAGGATACCAGATTGATTTTGTTTTTGCTGTTAACGGCTGTTCAACTAATAAGGCAAATGCATCGTAATCTTCTTTGTTACGGAAGTGTAGATTAATTGTCTTATAGGTCTTCTTCGCTTCATTCACGAACTCAGGCATGCCAACCCAATGCTTCTTCACATCGTTGTTGGCATTGCTTACTTCAAGACCAAAGTCTTCAAGTGTGGATGTTTCTTTTGCTTCGACACTGATTAAGTTATCAAATGTCTCCAATGTATTGGGAACTGTCTTCTCCGAACTCATTTGTAAGCCTTTCTATTTCTTCTATCATATCTTCGGTACCAGCCAACTGACCCGTCTCTTGGTCTTGGGCAACAACACTGCCATTCTCAAGAGACGCTTCTATGACTTCAGATAGTATTCTAGCACAATACTCTTGAAATGTCAAGTCTTCTGTCGTCAAGTCTGGGTCGGGAGACGAGATAATTTCCATATTGTAACGAAGCATATCTGTCTTCCCGTCAAACTCAACAGCACCAAACTGAATTACTGTCTCAGGATATTCTTCGTTAATACGAACATGCCAAGCCATTGAATCGTTTTCAGCAGGAACAATATCGAAATGAATACCTTCGCTTAGTTTATCAGATAGCATCGACAATCTCATCCATATCTACTTTTGATGCGAGTCCGATTGAGTATTGGGATTTGATGAACTCTGCGAAGTCTGTGTTCCCGAAGACGGGTTCCCAAAATTCCTTTGTGAGGGTTTCGCTTTGTCGAACCTTTTTCTCGTCACCAGCAATACTATACCAACCATTACTAGGCTTAACAACATACCCACCAGCAAGAGCAACATCCAGAAGACCACTAAACTGTTGGACACCACCTTCCCAAGAAACTGAAATAGGGATTTTACTTTTCTCTTTAACATATCTAGATTTTTCTACATTAATAATAAAGTGATAACCTTTGATTTCTGTGCCTTGTTTGTCTTGTTGACGACCCAGAATCCAAATGTTGTCAGCACTGTAGTATATACCAGTTCCGCCACCGACGATATCTTTCGGGAAGAGACCAATCTCTTTGTATGTGTGGTTGACGGCAAGCATTGGAATGTTTTTCATTGTCAGATAGGGAGTTACCATTCTGAACAGACCTTTTAATGCTTTAGCACGAGACATATCTGCAACCGACTTCTCATTCAATGCATCTTCAAGTTCTTTCTTGGATGCAAGATTACCAATCGAGTCAATAACAATAATAACGTTATCGTCTCGGTCAAGTTCTTCAAGTTGACCAATAATGTCAAACTTGAGTTCCTCAACATTCGCAATCGGTGTGTGCAGAACTCTGCTGGTGTCAATCCCGAACTGCTCGAAGTAAGATTGTGGCGAACCAAACTCACTATCATAAAAAAGCAGAACAGCATCTTTTTTCTCTTTAAGATAAGCACCTGCCATCAGCAGGGCAAAAGAGGTTTTAAAGTGCTTACTGGGACCGGCTAGAACGGTCAATCCTGGCGTTACACCACCGTCTATGGAACCCGATAGAGCAACGTTGACCATTGGAACGTTTGTGGGTACCATATCTTTTTCAGTGAAGAACTTACTCTCCGACAGTATCTCCGTCGTCTTGATTTTCGAGTTCTTCTGTAATTTGTTCATAACTGACATTTTGTGCCTTCTCTCTATCATCTAATTCATATTGTGAGCGATACTCATTGTTTATTGTAATACATTCTGCAAGCAAAGTCAAGTCATTATCATACTTGGTGAATGCCAAAGTATCTTTGGGGAAACATGCGCCGCCATAGCCTTGCTTGCCATCAAAGCCTGGAACAGTCATGTGACTAGGTCCGATACGAGCATCGTTAGACACGACACGAGAAATCGAATGCCAGTTGACACCATTCTTCTTACATGAATCGTAGATTTGATTGAAGAAAGTTACTCTCATAGCAAGATAACTGTTAATAGTGTATTTGATGTAAGATGCTTCCATAGGAGACACAACAGCAAATGATGTTGACAAACAGTTTGAGAAAAGACCATAGAATTCAGTCAAAGGCTTATCAGCACCTGGAACACAGCCGATTACATGGAATGGAGCATTCACAAAGTCACGCTTTGCGTTGGCTTCTGTCAGAAACTCTGGGTTGTAAAGTAGACGATGAATGTCTTCTTTAAACAGTGAGTTATACAGTCTGTCAATGATGTCAGGCGTAACTGTTGATTTGATAACAACCATTGCCTTCGTATGCTCAAGTAGTTTAAGAACTGCGTCTTCTACAATTGATGCATCAACAAAGCCGCTTTCGCTCATTGGTGTTGGCGCACAGATGAATACAAGCTGTGGCTCCCAATCAATCAAATCGTCAACTGTTGTGTCATGCTTCGGGTCAACATAGAACTTTGTAAGACCTTCATGTGTGAAAGCAAAGTCAACTGCTTGACCAACAAAGCCATGTCCAACAATGCCAAGACGAAGACGACCTGCTTCTTCATCATCTGGTTCATATTTTTTACTTTTAGTTTTCGCCATTTTAGTTTACTCCATAGTAACGTTTATACCACTGAACAAAGGCTTGAACACCTTGCTCAATGTTCACTTTGGGTTCATAACCCAAGGCTTCTAGTTTCTTAGTAGAAGCCCAAGTCTCTTGTGTGTCTGCGGGATGTGGTGGTGCTAATTTAACTTTAGCATCAACACCCAACTCTTTACTTATGCAATCAATAAAGTGCATCAGTTCTACTTGCTTACCACGACCAATATTGAAGATTTCGTTGTTGTCAATATTCTTGTGTTCAAACAGAACAGTCTTGATACCAGCAATGATGTCACCAACATATGTGAAGTCACGCTTCATGTCACCATAGTTGTATGCTTCAATCTCTTTACCAGCAAGAATATTCTTCGTGAAGTCAAACAGAGCCATATCAGGACGACCCCATGGACCATAGACTGTAAAGAAGCGCAAGCCAATATTGTTCAGACCAGACGAGATGAACTGTGATTCATTCACACGCTTTGTCCAGCCATATGCGTTCAACTGATGACCATGAACGTTTGGCTCAGTCCACGGCAGTGGATATGTGCCAGCATAGACGCATGATGTAGACGCATAGATGACTTGCTTTGTATCATACATCTTACAGATGTCAATCACATTCTGTGTTGCATCAATATTGTCTGCGTGATACAGGCGTTCTTTACCATACGAGTCACGAACACCTGCTCGTGCGCCAAGATGAATAACTACATCTGGACGAAACATCTGAAACACTTCGTCAAGTTTGTCAAAGTCTTTCATGTCTACATTGAGAACTGGATGACGAAACGCTGTGATGCGGTCATACTTCAGTTGAGGGTCATAAAGGTTATTATTATAGTTATCAATACCGATAACATTGAATCCGTCTTCAATCAAGTCTGCCATCAGATGTGTGCCGATGAAACCCGCACCACCCGTGACTAATATCTTTGCTGTATTATCCATTTCTGTAAATATACTCCAATGCTCTATCTGCTTCTTTGTCCAATGGTCTATTATTATACCACATTCCTGTGTCATTGTCAAGTTCTTTACACAGGGTTGCTATCTGAGTCGCCGTTATCGGATAGCCTTTTGCTACTGCGTTGCCCGCAATCGCAATCATAATCTGATACATCTTGTGATACCAACCAGTGTTAGTAATCGCTTTGTATTCAAGTTCAAGTCTGCGTGGCATGAACGGGCAGTCACGATAACTTGTCCAGTTGTAATCAGTATTATCTAGGGAATTTTTACGATGCTCCATCACTGCTTTCTGAAGTGCAGGAGGTAGTCTGTCCATGAAAGAGTTACCCTGCTTCTCTACATATGCGTGTTTGTTCATCAGCATATCAGGGTCGATGTGTGTGCCTTCATTCGTAAAGATGAAGTTGTATGCATTTGGATACTGCGCTGGCACATAATACATACGAGACAAGTCTTTTGTCTGCTTGTCGCCCAGACCTTCGAACTCTTCGTTCATCGCAAACCAGAAGTGAGGCAACTGTTTACTGTCAACATTACGAGTCAATGGAAACACAAGACGAAACTTAGGTTGCTCAATAGTTGATGATGCAGTAGAGTAGCAAACATAGTGATGCTCACCAAACTTCTCGTAGAGTGTCTGCTCTAGAACAGCAGAATCCACTGCGTAATCATCAACATCAAGACAAGCCCAACCAGACCAGTAATCAACATTCTTGTTAGACCGGGTAGTATCATCATGATAGCGAGCGGGGCTAATAAGAGGAGAAGAATCTGTTCCACCTTTTTGTCCTTTCTGTTCTGACAATCCATACAACAAAGTCTCGAAGTCGTCCCAAGAGTCAAACTCTTGGAAGCGATGAGTCTTGTTGTCAAATGTATTTTTGAACAATGTTAATGCATATCTCATTGTCTTAATATATCACACTTTGCAATATAAAGCAAGTTCTAATTTCGATATTGTGTGTTTTTCTGTGCCAT